GAGGGCTAAAGGACGGGGGCTTTGTAAGCGGCGCGGGCGGCCCTCGTTCTGACAGTATTCCTGCTATGTTATCCAACGGCGAGTATGTGATTAATGCACAGGCTACTGCCCGTTTCCGACCCCTATTAGAACAGCTCAATCGCCCCGCAGCGTTTCGCGACGGTGGCATAGTCGGTGGAGCACAAGGGCCACCCCCTCCAGCAGGGCAACAGCAGCCGCAGCAACAACAGAATTCTGTTAGAATAGTGAATGTACTTGACCCTACCCTCATGGAGAATTTTCTAAACAGTGCTGAAGGGGAAAGGGTGCTTGTTAACACGATAGAAAGGAATTCTAATTCTATTAATCAGATTCTGGGAGCTTAAAAACCTATGGCATTTATAACATCCGCATCCCTTGGGGGTGCTGTACCTGACGCAACAACCAACTTCACCGCTATGGATAGGCTTATTGACTTCCTTACTGGCGTGACAGGGACGTTGCCCGCAATACAACAGTGGGTCGTGAATCTCGACGACACCGCTACGGTGCCTGGGGAACGACACGTTTACCTGCAAGGGCCAGGACTTTCTGGCACCGACGCCATATATGTTGTTATTCGCGTATATGACATAGTTGGCCCAGACGTACGAAACTGGGAAATACTGGGCTGTACTGGGTTCAACCCCGCATCAGCGTATAATGCTCAACCTGGGGGGTCAACAATTCGGTCTTACTTAACGCTTAATGATGATGTAGATATGCCCTTCTGGTTTTTTGCGAACGGGCGTAGGTTCATTTGCGTTTTTAATGTGGTAAATACCTACCACGCGTGTACTGCCGGTTTCTTTTTACCCTACGGCCCCCCAGCTGAGTACCCTTACCCTATGTTTTGTGGGGGCAGCGCGGAGAGAGAAAATATCAGATGGAGTAACGCCACTTACAACATAGGGAACTTCTATGATGGCCCCCTGGGTAGCAGCACAGCCAGTTGCGCACATATTAGGCATGTGGATGGGACATGGTTGCGTGTGGGCAGCTACAATCAGTCAAATAGTACTACCCGCCCTATTACAAATTTGGCTGCATGTAGGCTAAGTTTTTTTAGTGAACGGCCTATTTTCGATATGGATATTATGGCGTCCGTCGGCGGGGGGTATCCCTTGTTTCCAGTTACGATCTTCACCCCAGAGAATGGGGGTGTCGTATATGGTGAGTTGGACGGAGTGTGCTGGACTTCACCCCGTGACAACACCACGGAGAGCACAATAACAGACGGTGGAGATGAGTTCTTAGTTATACAAAACACTTACCGCTCAGAAGAACCCAACTGCGCAATTCTACAAGCTTAGAGGAGACATGACATGGCAATTCAGACGACCGCCGCCCCGGCCAACATCAACTCGGTAATCGGTGCATTTATCACCTTTTGTGTGGCCAACGCGGGTTTCACCGACCATGGAACAGTGGTCATACCCGCCACAAATGGCCCACAAAACCTGCATAGGATATCACGCACACGAAACGCGATAACGACATGGTGGGGGTTTATTTATGACCCTCAGTTGTCAGGGGAACAACAGCTACGGTGTCGGATGATGAATGAATTACCTGACGCAGTCCCTTGGCTAAACCTAGCCTCTGGGCAAACAGGTAGAACTATTTGGGGCTTCTATCACAACGTGGGGCCATTCACCCAGTCTACTTTTTACACTGACGGAGATAGTGCTTTTGCAGTCGTAGAAATGCGCCCAGGGGTTTATACCCACTTAGGTGTAGGAAACATCCAAACAGTGGGCACTTTCGTCGGGGGTGAATTCCTCAGCGCAGATTTTGGTAGAAACCGTAACTTAGCTACGGGAGAATACCCAGATTCCCTCTTTGGTGGGGGTACCAACCCACACACTTTTATGTTATCCCCACACACCAGTACCTCAAGTGCTTCCTTCCCTGGAAGGGGTTATCTGAGGTTCAACCGTGGAGGTAACGACTCACAGGATTTTGCGCCTTTCGGTTCCGCGCGAAATGCAGGGGAACCAGAACCCGCCGCCGCAACGCTTGCGCCTAGTTACCCTACAGTACAGAGAGGCAGAGTGACTGTCGTAAATGAGGATGCATTTGCAGACCCTTTCTGGTATTTAGTGGAGAATTCTAATAATGTCGCGAATTTCCGTGCGGGAATATACCCTTGCTACATTTTTATGAGGGATGACGTATTAGATTTAGTCCGTACGGTTGGTTTCATTCCGAACATAGGGTGCATCTCATTGGAGAACTTAGCGCCACAAAGCCTTGTAAACACAGACTGGCGGGTATACCCAAGGTGCCAAAAAGACGGCGGCGATAGAACGTTAGGCATCTACTCTGGAAAATGGGGTTTAACATATAGAGAGATCCCCTAGTGGCTATGCACGCGTCGGCTTTCACTGGTGACAAGTTCCCTATTCTGATAGGCCTTGCCACCAGTGTAGATACATCCCTCAGACAAGCGTTCTACGACACCGGACTAACAACAGGTGCCAATAGGGCGTTTTTATCAGGGTTGCCGCACACACCTATGCAGGTGGGCACCCGTGCGGGGGGTTTGCCCAATAATGTTGTCTCACAAGACAACGTGGGTGTTAAATTCCAAGGGTTTGGCACGATATTCTATAACCGCATAGATGTTTCGCCGACACGTATCAACTTTGGGAATATAACTGCAAACGTTAGCGATACAATATCGGTGTTCAACGCGTTTTTCACCCCCCAGACGATGAGTTCATTAGTGTTAAGCGTAACGGATGGGTTGAACATTGTAGGCCCAGGGGTGCCGCTTGTGCTTGGCCCTCTTGAGTCTTTTACTTTCACCGTAAACGCGCTCATCGGCGAAGGGCCACCTTCAATAGACGCAACGGCGCTGTTCTCCTTCACTGGTCTGCCTTCCCAGAGCGTAGAAATACTGGGGGCACGCATATTGGCTTTCCCTTACCTGTTTAGCCCAGGGACAGTGGAAACTATATCATGGTCTACCCAGGTGATGACATCAAATGATGGCAGTGAGCAAAGGGTGCGGGTACGTAATGCCCCTAGAACGCGGTGGAACTTCGCCGCTGCGGTGCCCCGTAGTGAAATAAATTACATAGACTCGTTGTTTTATGGGTGGAGAACGAACAGTTTCGCGCTACCCATTACCTCTGAATGCAGGCGATTGACCTCTGACGTTACGATAGGGGATACCTTGATAAATTTTGACACAACCAATGCCGACCACCGCGTGGGGTCATTATTGATGCTGTACAAACGCCCCGGTGAATTTGAGATGATTGAAATATCAGCAGTCACAGGGGTTAGCGTCACGCTGATAATCGGCACAACGCAAGCCTACACGGCCGCAGAAACGTTGGTTATGCCTGTCAGGGTGGCCAGATTGTTAAGCGACCCACGGCGGCGCACAGAAGGGCACACTGTGAGGGTAGATGCGGCCTTTGAGGTGACAGATAACATGGTGATCCCTTCTAGCGCGTCCCCTGACCAATATAAAGGGTTGGATGTTTTCTTAACAGTCCCTCTTACCGATGGGCAGTATGTAACAGATACTTATAGCAACGCAGTAAATGCGGCGCAGTTTGACTCGACAAGCGTGCAGACGTTCTCCCCATGGCAGAAAACCAAAATACGAAGAGAATTTGGTACTTTCAACGAGACCCAGGCGGATTTGTGGGAATATAAAACGTGGCTGAATCGGCGTGCAGGCCGCCTACGCCCCTTCTGGTATCCCACTTTTGAACACAATTTCACCTTGCTAAACGTTGGAACTGTTAATTTGACGTTAAACGTTGCAGATGACAGACAGGCTACGTTGCTGTCGCAACGCAGTGATTTAGCAATAGAAACTACTACAGGCTTCATTTATCGGGAGATCCTTAGTGTGACCGCTGTGGGGGGTATTATAGAATTGGTTGTAGATTCTGCTATCAGCCTAGACGCAACTTTAATCACTGGGGTTTTCTTAATGGGACGAAAGCGTGTAGACTCTGATAGGATAGAGATAGTCCATGAGGGCAACAATGTTTCATCCTCTGTGTTGAATATCTTGGAAATCAATAACTAAAAAAGAGGGCTACGGATGGCTTTTGGCACAGTAGAAGTATCAGAATTTGATGGCGCACCCATTGAGTTGTACCATTTTCAGCGTGGTGTGGCGTCCTGGTTTTACACATCTTACGACGAACCTGTAACTTTCGCAGCTAACACATATATTCCTGTCCCTTTGCGTAGAAGTGCAATTGAGGCAATACAGGATGTATCAAAAAACTCAGTTAAGTTAAGGACTACGCGCCGTCTCGATTTTGCGCAACAGTATATCGCTAACGTACCTTCTGACACCGTTGTTCTCACCATTACCAGGATGCACGCAGGTGACCTCGACCCTGCCATCGTGTGGCGTGGACGTGTCGTTAATGTTAAGCACATGGACGACGAAGTGGAAATAGTCTGCCAGTCGATATATTCATCATTAAAACGCCCTGGTCTGCGTAGGCTATATCAGATTAACTGCCCCCATATATTATACGGCCCTCAATGCCAAGTGCCGAAAAACACAGTACAGATCATAACAACATTAACCGGCGCAACCGGCGTGACGTTAACCAGTCCCGATTTTATCATTGCCATAAACCCCCTTTATAACCCTACCTGGCTATCTGGGGGGTCAATAGAGATAAACACAGCAGGACTTATAGACAGGCGTTTTATTGTTAACCATGACAACGCAGGCGGGGTGTTAACTATTAACCTGCCTGCACCGACAATGCAGGTAGGCAGCATCGTTACCGCATTCCCAGGGTGCCCCCATTCACTCGCAGCCTGTGACGAAAAATTCAACAACAGTGAGAATTACGGTGGGTTCCCTTACATCCCTGGGAAAAATCCAATGAACGGCACCCCTGTTTTTTAATACAAAGGAATCAAATTATGGGATATTTAATCTATGCAGTTATCGTTATAATCCTAGCGGTTGCACTTACCCCAAGACCTCCGGGTGTGGAAGCTCCTGCGCTGAGCGAGATTAACGCGCCCACAGCAGATGAAGGGCGCCCCATTCCTAAAGTGTTCGGTAGACGGGTGATTCAAAGCCCTAACATCGTTTGGTATGGTGATATCGGATATAATAAAGTATTTAAAGCAGGAGGCAAGTAATATGGCCGCTCAGCGCGTAATGGTGTTATTAAGAGATACAGTGTCAATGCCCAGTCATAGAGGGGCGTACTGCCGCTCAGGTGTTCGCCTGTTTTGTAAAAAGTACAATTTGGACTACAACGACCTGAGAACAACAGGTATACCCTCAGACGTACTCGAAGCGCTAGGCGATTCAATGGCGGACAGGGTAATAGAAGCCGCGCGCGAACGCGTAAGGCAGGAAGGGTAATGGCTGGCGGTGGTGGTGATCAGGTCGTTGGTTTCAGGTATTATATGGGGCTGCACATGGCCATATGTTATGGCCCGGTTGACTCCATCAACCAAGTATTCATTTCTGAGAGGCCCATTGACCCTGATCTAAATACTTTTCCTGTCACAACCACGTCAACAGTTACTCTTGATAACACATCTCTTTTTGGTGGTGACGAAAAAGAGGGAGGTATATTCGGCGATTGCGATTTCGAGTTTGGTGGGGGTGCGCAAGTGAAGAACGCATACCTAATATCCCAGCTTGGCGCAAATGTCCCTGCTTTTCGTGGGGTCACTTGCGCAGTATTTCACAGTAGCGCCGCACTTAACCAAGGTGTGTATGAAAGCCCTACTACAGGAGGTTACCTTACTGCGATAACCCCATACCCTAAACCTTGGGCTTTCGACGTTACAGACATTCCGGGGGGCAGCTTTAATGTCCCTGCGCAAAATATAAATGGGGGGAGTGCAAATGGGGGCCATGTTATTTATGACTGTATTATCGACACAGACTGGGGGATGGGCCGCCCGGCTGGGGATATTGACGCGGCATCCTTTACTGCTGTAACTAACGCGCTCTTTGCGGAATCTTTTGGGTTATCCCTAACATATGGCACACAATCTCCGGTAGAAGAGTTCATTCGGGAAATACTAAACCATATAAATGCAGTACTGTATACAGATAGGCAAACGAACCAATTTGTTTTAAAACTCATACGAGATGATTTCGACCCGTTGACATTACCCATTTTTGACGAAACGAATATCGCCTCACTGGTTAGTTTTGAGCGCCCATCGTATGCAGAGATGACAAATGAAGTAGTCCTGAAATACCGTGTAAGGGGCACGCTTAGCGACACAGCGATAACAGTACAGGATTTAGCAAGTGCGGAAGCTCAAGGAGGCTTAGTTTCGCAGACGATAAGCATGACAGGGATAGATAACAGCGATATCGCCGCGAGGGTCGCACAAAGGGAACTCAGGCAGTTATCAACACCCCTCGCACGCATAAGGTTTATAGCCAACCGTGAGGCTTGGGAAGTGAACCCAGGAGATGTTATCAAACTGTCTTGGGGCGCGTATGGGATTTCAGAGATGATTTTAAGGGTAGTACAAGTGGACTATGGCACGCTTGAGTCCGGCCTGGTGGGGATAGACGCCGTCGAAGATATCTTTGGGCTGCCTTCCGCGAGCTATTTTATACCGCAGGGGACTGGGTGGGTAGAGCCAGTACAGCCTCCTATGCCTGCTGATTCACAGATAGTTGTTGAGTTACCCTACTTTGTTGCACGCACGCAGTTCTCCGAGATAGCGATAACCTCAGAAACCGCTGTTTTGCAGCTATGCTCGGAAAATCCGGTGGCCCCCGTTGCAAATTTGCGTTTGAATACCCGCATAGCCCCCGCAGATTATGTGGAAGTAGCCGCAGGGGATATGACTCCAACCATGGTTATTACTGCTGGGATAGACGCTCTTGTGACCACAGGTGTTGTTATAAACACCCCAAAAGGCGCAATAGGCGCTATCGTCATTGGTGGGTACGCTTATCTCAACGATGAGATACTCAGAATTGATGCGGTAGATATCGGTGCAGGTACTATAAATATAGGCCGAGGGTATTTGGACTCTGTACCGTTGGCGCACCTCGCAGGGAGCATTATATACTTTGCAGACCGGAATAGCGCTATTGACCCAACAATATATGATAGTTTTGATACCGTGCAGGCAAGGGGTTTAACCGAAACGACACTAGGTGTCTTGCCTTTATTGTCCGCCCCTGAACTAACACTGGTTATGACAGACCGGATGGACAGGCCATATAACGCTGCGCAGGTGCGAGTTGCAGGCAGCTTCAACCCACCCCCTTTGGTTGACGCCATTGTGGTACCTATAACGTGGACGCATCAAGATCGTACACAGCAATTAGCTCTGGCGGGGGCCGACTGGTATAATATCGCGCTAGGATCCCCAGAAGCGGGTGTAACCTACCGTATAAGGATATTTAATGACGACACGAGTGCGCTATTGAACACGACGTCTGGAATCAATGGCACATCATTTTCTTATAACCCGCCAGTAGCGGTTGGTGTTACAGTCAACCTAAGAGTGGAGATAAATTCCGAACGCGGGGGGTTATCTTCAAGAACCACATACTCCCATATTTTTAGCTTTACCAAAGGCGAGGGTTTCCGCTTTTTAGAAAACGAAATTGACGACAGAGGATTGACCAACGGGGATCAACGGATCACCGAATAACATTGAGGAGCAAATATTATGGCACTTATTACACTCACAGATTTACTTGGAACAAGCCCAGTTATAACCCCATTGGACGGTAGCGAACCCGCCGAGACGGTCGTTTCTGGAACATCACAGGCTCTGGCGCTGCGACAATTGAGTACCACACCAGTTAATATTCAAGTGGCTAACTATACATTGGTGGTAGAGGATCAAGGCCGTGTTGTGGCGATAGATTCACCCGGCGCTGTTGTGGTCACAATACCAGATAACACTCTGGTGCCATTGCCAATAGGTGCAACGGTGTTAATTAGGCGGCTGGGTGTAGGGGGAGTTAATATCACCACTGGTGTGGGTGTCACCTTCACAAAACGGGTTAGTTTAGGCAACGACCTATCTGAGCAATTTTCACAGGCGGTGCTGCACAAAACTGCAATCAACACTTGGCATCTAACCGGTGAGTTAGTCAGCATATGATTATGATAGATGTGCTTGTTCAAGGGACTATCTCTGGTGGGGGTGGGGACAGCCCTAA